AACAAATCGATGCGTCCAGAAGATGGAGAAAATCCTTTTATTTCCATGACCCCTTGGATAACTTACCATCCTTATCGCCAAGTTTGTTGCGGTCATTGTAAATACTGTAAAGATCGCATGAAATCTAAGCGGCGGAGATTAGCTTATAAAAAAGAACTTAGATTTGTGTCATGGATGGAATCAGATACTTATTATTTTATGTGGAACTGGGGTCTTGAAGATGTTCGAGCAGGATTATTTGGAGACTACTTGGCAGAAAGGGTTTTACAAAATCTAGACATATGATCCACATTGACCGTAATCTATTTATACTATTAAGTTAATAATTTAAGTTCGTCCCAAGGGAAAACCATTCTTAGCTCCATGTCGTCTCCTTCCCAACGCCGCCCTCTTCCGGCGTGGTCCGTTATGTCTCCTCGCGGGCCTATAATCTACCCCTTGGGATTCTCTCCCTATTTTATTAATTTCTTTTAGTAGGCTTACGCCATCGACAACTATTTAAGCCCACGATCCAGTATTAATAATGTTTTAATAAAGGTGATTTTATTCCGATCAAAGCCCTTGGCAGAAAAGCCTATCACAGAATTCCTCATTTACTCGGATCTCACGCCGAAAAGGGAGACTTCTTTGTGAATGAAGGAATGGACAGAATATGTACCCGTAAAGCGCGAGATTCTAAAGACAAAATAGTCGTGCAGGAGAAACTAGATGGCTGTGTGCCATATCGGACAATGATTATAACGTCAGAAGGCAGAATCCCAATAGGAAAAATAGTCGGGAAAAGAATGCCGGTAGAGATCGCAAGCTATAATTTAGAAAAGGAAATCATAGAATGGAAACCTATTGAAGAATATCATAAATATGTCAATACAGATAAACCACTTATAAGAATTTTAGTTAAATCTAAAAAGCGCGGGAACCCAATATGTAAAATTGTATGTACCCCGAATCATCAATTCTTTACTGATACGGGGTACGTAGAAGCAAAAGATTTATTACCAAACCAAATTGTATACCAATTTTCGGATAAATTAGATTATATTACTAAGCAAATAGTTCTAGGAACTCTCTTGGGAGACGGATCGATTAGTCGATCGTGTCCACAAAGTCCAAATGCCAGATGCGCTATTGTGTTTGGACACTGCGAAAAACAAAAAGAGTATTATGAGACTAAATGCGAAATTTTAGGAAATTTGATTTCTGGTAAAGACATTAGACGTGGTGGTTACGAAGGGAGTACGAATATTTACCGTGCCCATACTCACGCAACAATGGGTCTGGATAAACTTATAAGAGAACATTGTTTAATAGATAACAAAAAAGGGGTCACTGAAAAATGGGTAAATGCACTTGATCCGTTAGCCCTCGCTATTTGGTATCAAGACGACGGATCAAGTACATTTAGTAAAGAACAACGTCCTAGGCTCCATTTTGCGACAAATGGCTTCTCTTGGGAAATGGTCGAAAAATTAAAAGACTGTTTAAAAAATCGCTTCGGTATCGATAACGAGATCTTTGATTACAAAGGTCCCACTATTGCCGTAACCGCAGACGGAACAGAAAGGTTGTTCGGAATTATCGCCCCATATATTTCAGATTCAATGAAATATAAAATTTTTGAAAATTTCAGGAATATTCCGTGCATCTTAAACAATTTGGTACCGAATAAACCCTTGAACGGGATTATAGAAACAGAAGTAGTCAGGACCGAATCGAACGTTAAAGTATGGGAAATGCCTAAAACGCAGTACGACCTTACCATTAAAGATAATCACAACTATTTTGCTGGAGATATTTTAGTACACAACTCGTCATGTGCAGTAGCACGAATTGATGGAATTTTAACACCAGTAACCCGTAAAGGTTGGCAGGCAAATACATCTAAATTTAAACAACATAGATTGTTTTCCGACTGGTTCTATAAACATCAGGATGAATTTGAGTTTCTAGAGGATGACCAAAGACTTTGTGGAGAATGGCTGGCCCAGGCTCATGGGACACGCTATAAATTACAGCACGAACCGTTTGTGGCATTTGATCTCCTTGGTCCCGGTGGAGCTAAAACGGTAGAAGTATTCAACTCTATTGTTCCGTCATTCTTCCCTAGACCTTATATTCTTCATGAGGGAGGCCCAATAACCACTCAAGAAGTAGATGCCTTAATTGGGAAATTTGGTCATCATGGAGCGCTAGAGCTTGCCGAAGGAGCAGTCTATAGAGTAGAAAGAGAAGGAAAACTTGATTTTATGGCTAAATATGTACGAAAAGAAAAGAAGATTGGACAATATTTAGGAGATCATGAAGAAATATGGAATGAAGGATTAGAAAAATTTCTATGACCGAAATCCTTAAATACTTTTAGTACCATTACATAGGTTTCAAACTAGCTTATGTGGAGGTAACTAAAATGAAATTATCTCGGGACCTTAATTCTGTTCAAAATCGAATTATCGCCAAGACTACGAAGAACAAAGAAGATATCTGACAGATAACATTGTAACCATGCGAGCAATGTTCAAGAAGTATAAAAAGATAAACGGTAGATAACCTACCAAAAACTATTTATTCTAGCGCCGCATTATTTGAGTATCAAAGAGGAGCATAAAACTATGACAGAAAATTTCGATCTAAATGCCGCGATACAGCGCGGAGTTGAAGCGACAGGACTCAACAAAGATACTTTTAAGGATAAGTACGCAGCCAAACTTAAGGTTCTTCAGGATGCAAAGACAAAGCCATTCAACCTGAATGTCGGAGGGATAGCTAAGATCCTAACCGTGGAAGAAATGGCAGTTAATCAGGTTATCTCTTGCGAAAAGGCCGCTTCCAAGGGAGATACAGAGATATTGTTTTATCTCGAAGCTCAAGACGATGCGAAACTTACAAAAAATGGCAAGACGTTTTCCAATCTATATATTATCGTTCCCGTAGGAAATAATACTGACCTATTCCATTCTGAGTCTAAAACCGAAGAGTGTGTAAGGATCAGAACTACACATTGGAACAACAAGTCCTTCCGACCTGGATTCTATAGGGGCAAACTCAACAAATCAATTAGAGATGGATACACCAACTATGGAATAAATGATATCGGTACAACAGAAAGAACCTTTACAGTCCCACAAATGGCTCAAGGAGTTCCGTTTAGAATCTTGGCGGCATACGACCCCAAGCCTGTAATGAGAAACTCAAAGGACGCAGATGGGCAGGTCGCGAAAGGAGAAGATGGGAAGTTCCTTAAGGAGCCAGTTTACAAGAAAGCTCGGGACGGACAAATTTCCGCAGAGCCTCTTATGTCTCGCTCGATGGAGATTCTTGTTCTTAACTCTAATGGAACTACCGAGGCTCGGACTGTTTCTACGGTATTCGATGAGTGGATGGCCCACAAGGTAGACTTTGGAGCGACATATAAGGGAGTTCTAAGAGAGAATGGACCTTATTGGAATCTTAATAGCAAACCAAACACATCCAGTGAGAAAATCACGATAGATGATAGTTTGGCTTGTGATGTTATTGCGGACCTTAATGGAATTCGTAATTACGCTGGTAAATTTGTGAAATTACAACCAATGTTTGGGGATGCAATTGTAGAAGTAAAGCAGAATCCAGAAAAAGGAACTAAAATAGGTTATACTACGATCTCAGATATGAGCGCTAATTCCATTAATATCATTGGAGATGCAGCCATATTTGACTTTGTAACGGGTCCCAAAGGAAACCTCGCTGGAATCGTACAGGTGATTGGGAAGGTGTTTATTAACAAAGAGAGAGATACTCCCGGAATAAGGGCATACACAATAAAGGATATTAGCTCTGGGATGCCTTCTGAACCGATAAAGATAGATGAGGGAACGCCGAAGGATGCCGTCGCATCTGAGGCGTGGTAGGCTTCGGCCTAGGCTTTATTTTTAGGAGGTTTAATTAAGATGTTAGGCATATCAGAATTTGCTATTGTGTTATGTGCGTTTGCACTTGGTTTGGATGTTGCAGTTAAGTCGTACCACTGGGCTACAGTAATGTTTCTATGTATAGTGGCGAATGCATATTCCCTTGGATGGTTCACGCATTAGGGGTTCTATGCTATCCGTTAACATCGTAGATAATATGACTGAACTTGCCGCTAAAAAATATCTCAAATTAATCATTCAGTCTTTAAACGCATTAGATACTGAAGACTTTTTTGGAACAGAAGGATGGAGAAAATATTTAGGATTTGAGGAATAATTATGTTAGACCAACAATTTATCGACGAAATTAAGGCGTGCGCCGAGAAACTACTTAACACCTCTCAAGCACTATATGACAAGGCACAGACTCTAACTGCTAATGAATCTGATAAAGATATTGCTCAAAAGATAGTTGCTATTGAGGGATATCTTGAACTTGTTGGCGGCGGGAAGAGGGATGTGAATAAAGCAAGAAAAGCTATAGCACAAGAGCTAAATGTTTATGCGGGAATAGGGGAGTAGGAGATGTTCCTTCCAGATAATCCTATTTTGTTCCCTAAACCAAAATTTGTTAAATGTCCCAAGTGTAATGATACTTGGTATTGGCGAACTTGGTACAAGGGATCAAGAACTACAGCCTGTTCTAATTGTAAATTTAAAGTAGTTCCACAAGAAATTCCAGGTAATAAAGCAAGACTTATTAGATGTCCTAAATGTCATAGATTGCAATGGTATACTGGAGATAAACCTAGAACAACCTGTACCAAGAAAGATTGTAAACGGAGGAATATGATTGTTCAGGTAGCAACTAAAGATGAATTGTGTAAAATTCTTAAGTCGTTTTTAAACGGACTCAATTCGTCTGAAACGGAAAAATATTATTTAGATAGGATAAAGGAACACTCTTAAAGTAATATTTTTACTATAATTAAAGGAGTATGATACTTTGTTCTGCCCTAAGATAAACAACGAATGTGTTTTAGATAAATGCGTAGCTTATATTCCAAAAGAGGAGTCTTGTGTCATGAGAAAAAATTGCGAGTCGCTAGAGAGAATTGCAATTGCTCTCGAAAGAATTTTAGCGACCAGATATGGTCGTTGACCATTTTTTTAAGGAGAATTACTTATGCCAGATCCATTTACTACTGAAGAAGACTCTATTTTAAAGGAATTTTACGGAAAAATCCCTATTAGGAGAAATATTAAAAAAGAATCTCTACAAGATAAACTCTGGGGCCGATCAGAGAGTCAAATTATAAATAGAATAAAAGAACTAGAATTGAACGTCCCAAAATTAGAATACCTACATCACTACAATCAAGAAGATATTGAATATTTAAAAAAGAATTATGCAACCACTTCTTGGGAAGAATTAATCTTTATGTTGGGGCGAGATAGAGATAGTATTGCAGGTAAAGCATCTAAACTCGGCTTAAAAAGAGCAGAACGAGAGTCTACGTGGTCTTTTGGCGACAGAGAATTTTTAATTGAAAATTATTCTACGATGACCGCAAAAGAAATTGGAAATAAATTGGGAAAATCAAGTTTTTCTGTATATCACCGAGCAGGGAAAATGGGACTGAAGAAGAGATGAAACAAATAGATGAATCTGTAAAATTTCTGATTTGTTGCCTCGGAACACCATCTCTGGTAATATTACTTTTGTTTTTCGCGTCTTATGTCGCTAATCCCGCTCAAACAATTGATGGAAAATCTATTATTACACTATTATCTTTGGTCTTTTTCGGGGTTATGTTTATTTTTAGTCTGAGGAGATGATTTAATTGGAAATCAATAAAATTTATTGCGGGAATTCTTTGGCAATGGAGAGAATATGGAAATGAAACTGTATGACATATTTGACAAAATTGGAATTTTCATCTTGATATTATCCCTTTGGTCTTTATTGTCAAGTAGAGTAATGATTTCTCTCGCTCTTATGTTTACGGGATATGCAATTCTCGGAATTAATATGATGATTAGAAATACTGTAACTGGATGGGGATAAAGACATTATTTTATTAATAACTTAAAGAGGGATAAATTTGATATCTAGCGGAGCGGATCTAAAACCTTATAAGAATAAGGAATGGCTTAACGAGCAGATAAACATATTGGGAAAGACACAAAGGCGAGTTGCAAAGGAATGTAATTGCGCCGTTGGGACAATAAATAGATGGATAAATTACAATAAAACTATAGGAAAAGAACAAAAATACAGACTGGAGAACCATAAATCAATAATTGAGTATCAGAGAAGGTATAATGCACAATTAAAAACAAGATTGTTTGACATATTAGGCTACGAATGTGTTATGTGTGGAGAATCAAATAAAAAGTATTTAACATTTGACCATATAAATAACGACTCTAAGATCGATAAAAAGATATATGGCGAAAACTATATCTATGGAATGATCCAACACTGGAATAAAACAGCATGGCCCAAGGATATAGAAATAAGAAAAAAAATACAAGTTTTAGATTACAATTGCAACTGTGGTGTTAAGCGACGCGAATATTTTAATCTGCCAAAATCAAAAATAACCAAATCCCAAAAACGACAAATAAATCTTTGGAGAAAAGCGTATAACTTTTTTGGACCATGTAGAATTTGCGGTGATAAAGATTTAATTCACTTGTGTATTGGGCACGTAAACCATAACGGAGCTGAAATGAGACGAAACGGAGAAACAGATTCAACAAAATTACTAGCTAAATGGAAAGAAGCAAAATGGCCAGAAGAACTAAAAGAAAGATATTCTCTAGAATGTTTTAACGACAACTGCAATCGATTTAGTGAAAGCGAAGGAAAAATTATTTAGGTGATTAAATTGGATCTTAAAACTCTTTCTCAAGAAATTCGAAACTGTAAAAAATGTTCCCTTTGCAAATCTAGAAAAAATGTTGTTATCGGTCGCGGTTCACAAACTCCAGAAATACTATTTATCGGAGAAGGACCCGGAGAATCGGAGGACATCGAAGGAAAACCTTTTGTTGGTAGATCTGGAATGTTACTAGACCGAGCTATTTCCGAGACGGGAATAAAGAACTTTGCAATAATTAACATCATAAAGTGTCGTCCAGAAAATAACAGAAAACCAACAAAAGAAGAAATTGAAGCTTGTTCTACCTGGTTGGAACAGCAACTAAATCTTCTAAATCCTAAAATAGTAATTTTACTCGGGAATACATCGTTAAATTACTTCTTCCCAGATAAAACAATCACGCGAACAGTCGAAGAAACAACTTTATCTGGAAAAACATTCACGAAAGACGGAAGAAGATTTATCGCTATATTTCACCCGTCGTACATCTTACGTGGAAAAATGCCCGTTGCAGATTATGTTAAAATCTTCGAGCGTGTAAACTTTTTTCTTAAAGCTGGATCGTCATGTAGCCAAATTACGCCAGAGCAATCTATAACCGATCCACTTCCCAGTCCTTTAAGATCTCCTATTCCAAACGGTCCTCAACCAATTACTCCGCTTCCTACCGGATATTCAATAAAACAAAGATATGTGCCGCTACATACTCATTCCGAACACGGAAGCGTCGGCGACGTTTTCCGGACTCAAGATGAAATGGCAGAAGATCTATTTCAAAAAGGATTTAAAGCATGTGCCATAACAGATCATGGCTCTCTTTCTGGCCTTCCTTATTTTCAGAATGCTCTTAAGAAAAAAGGAATCAAACCCATTATTGGTTTAGAAGCTTACATAGAAGAATCCGAGAAGAAACAGAGCCACCTTGTTCTTCTTGTTAAAAATGAAATAGGATACAAAAACCTATTAAAACTTCACACAATCGCAAAAGAACACGTCCATAAAGTATTCAATAAAGTGTTCCAGAAAATTCCTCTTGATGAGATTTGTAAACATTCAGAAGGATTAATCTGTAGCACCGCGTGTGTTAGTGGAACAGTGGCACAAAGATGGAAAAGAGGAGATAATCCAGAACCCATTATACAAAAACTCCAAGAAGCGTTTGAAGAGGATCTTTACGTCGAGTTAATGCCGAATAGACTAGAAGAACAAATAAGGTTTAACGAATATATAATTAATGTAGCAAGAAAATATAATATTAAACCAATAATTACTACCGACTCTCATTACAATTCGCCAGAAGATAAGCATTATCACGATCTTGTAAAAGCAAATGAATGGAGAAAAAAGATTACAGATAAAATTGGATTCTCGGACGATACATTTTGTAATTTAACTTGTGACCAAATAGAATCCCTATTAAAAACATGTCATCCCAAAATATATCCTATTATGGAGGAACTATTCGCGAATACCTTAGAAGTAGCAAACAAGTGTACTTTTGAATTACCGTCAAATCTAGGGGATACTTTGCCTGGGATTGAAGAGGAAGCAAGAGAAAAAATATTAAAAAGAATAGATATTGAAGGTTATACTAAAAAAAATAACTACGATCCTTTAATTGTAAACGAAAGAATAAAAAAAGAGGTAGATCTGTTAACCTCCAGAAAATTTTTTAATTATTTTGATAAAGTCATGTATATGGTTGATTATGCAGATTCTCATGATATCCCGAGAGGACCTGGAAGAGGCTCGGTAGGCGGTTCCCTACTTGCATATTTGTTAGGAATTACAAAGGTAGATCCTCTAAGATTTAACACATTGTGGGAAAGATTTTTAACTCCAACTCGAACACCAGATATTGATATGGATTTTAGCGCTAAAAAGAGAGAAAGTATAATTGGAAGCTTAAGACTGGAATATGGACCCACAAACGTGTCTTATATCATGACATTTAACGAGTGGTCCGACAAATCAGCAATTAAGGATGTCGCAAGAATTTACAACGTTCCTCTATCTGAAGTGAATAAATTTAACAAAGAACTCTCTACTAAGACCGCGGAGAATCTTAAAATAGAGGATATAATTCTTACATCTGAAACTGCCGCGGAATTTGCAAAGAAATATCCTGAAGTAATAGATGCTGCTGTTAAACTAAAAGGAAAAATTAGACATATAGGACTCCACGCAGCAGGGGTAGTAATTTGCAAGGACCTGGAAAGTACAATTCCAACAGAAATATACGATAAAGGAGACATAAAAAATTGTCTCGCTGCAAGTTTTGAAAAAGATATGTTGGAGCGTTTAGGTATTATTAAATTCGACGTCCTGGGAATCTCCGTACTAGATGTAATCGACGGAACATTAAAATCATCTGGACTTGGATGGGATATTTTACCGGAGGATTATGCTGATCCCGATGTATTTAATCTTTTAAGATCTGGAAAAACTTCAGGTGTTTTCCAATTTGGATCTCAATTAATTACAGATTATCTAAGACATTTAAATGTCGATAGGTTTGAAGATCTTCTAGCTGCAAATTCCCTCTGCCGCCCCGGACCATTAAACGGAGGAGAAGCAGCAAGATATGTTGAAAGAAAAAATGGAGCAGAATGGGATTACGATCACCATCTGCTAGAAAAGGTAACTAACGAGACGTTAGGAGTTCTAATATACCAAGAACAAATCATGAAAATCGCCAATATAATCGGCGGATTTTCTATGATAGAAAGTGAAAAATTCTTAAAACTTGTCAGTAAAAGCAAAGGAAAAGAGGCGATTCAAGAAAAATATGACCAATTCTTGACAGGAGCAATATCAAATGGAATGCCGGAAGAAATAGCCGAACATCTATTTCAAACAATGTTGGAATTTGGACGTTATAGTTTTAATATGATTCATTGTATAGAATATTCTATGCTCGGTTATTGGACAGCATGGTTGAAATTGTATCACCCTCTTGCGTTTTATTCGTCTCTTATTAATGTAGAATCAGATGAAGTTCAGTCTCTGTCCTTTGTGAAGGAAGCAATTGATTCAGGAGTGGTAATTAAACCTCCCAGTGTAGAATCTCCGTCAGAATTGACCACTTTTGATAAAAGTAAAAATATAATTTATTTAGGATTAAACAAAGTCAAGGGAATTGGCCCAGAAGAGATAAAAAAGGTTCTTGCCGCAGGAGACAACTTTGACAAGATAAAGAAAATTAAAAAGAATGTCTTCCAAACGCTCGTAGAGGTCGGTTATTTAGATTCTATAGAGAAGAATCGCAGGCAATTATTAAGTGGCAAGGAACTCACTAAGAACACTCTGTGGGCGTGGTCCTCGGAACCGAATACAAGCGACGACTGGTCTGAGGAGGAAAAGATGTTTAGGCTCCGAAAGTCTTTGCCCTGGCCTAGATCATACGAGGAATTACCCAAAATCAAAAACGAGTCTTTTAGAAAGCCACTAAGTTATTTGAAATCTGAATCTGTAGAAAATAAAGCAATTCTTTCCGTAGGATGGGTTTATGATCATAAAGCTTTCAGCAGTAATGGAAAAACTTCGTATGTTCTAAATTACGAGGACGGAACCTCAAGAGTTACCTTGAATTTATCCGCCGTAGTTTCAAGAAGACACAAAGAAATCGTAGATAGAATTGTTAAAGGAGAACAAAAGAATCCTTTGATATTCTGTCTCCAGCCCTATTACATGAATAGAGGCCACATAGAAGTTAGAGAGGGAAAACTACAAATACTATGGATAGGTAACATAGAGGATGAAATGTCTAAGAATGTATTAAGAGGACTGGAAGGAGATACGGAGATTCTAGGACCTAGAGAGTTCTTAGTCACAAATATCAGTTACGGAACTTCTAAAGCTGGTAATGGATTTGCTTCGATAGAATGCGTAGATAATACAGGGAACGTGACTTACGGAGCTTTTATGTTAAGGGACTCTTTGGCAGCTCCACAATTTGGAACAATTTTACACGGTAGCTGGAGCGTATCCAATAAAGGTTCTTTTTTTAGAGGTGAATAAGGTGGTTATTAAAATTCAACTGAAACATGGATTAGCAACGGAAATAGATGAAGAAGACGCGGAACTAATAAAACATAATTGGTGTGTAGATATACGAAAAAAAACTCCAACAAACTGTATTACGTTTCTACTTCTGTTCTTCTACCTAACGGACTACGCAAAAAACTCTATTTGCATCGTGCAATTATGAAAAATTTTTTAGGTAGAGATCTTACTTATCATGAAAAAATTGATCATGTTAATCATAACGGACTTGATAATCGACGCAGTAATTTGAGGCTCGCCACAATACAAGAAAATCAGTTTAATCGACAAATTCAGAAAACTACTAAAAGCAGCCAATATAAAGGAGTTTCGTGGGAAACGAAGCAAAATAAGTGGAGACCTTCAATAAAATTTAATAACCAAAATATACATTTGGGATCTTTTACCTCCGAAGAGGACGCGGCCCGCGCGTATGACAAAGTCGCTAAAGAATTATTTGGTGAATTTTGTTGCCTCAACTTTCCGGAGGATTGATTTCCCCTTTATAAACACAATCATTAACTAATATGTATATTTTGGTGTATAAGAGGAGGAAACCGTGACTCAAAAAAAACATAATGTATTTTTAGGCAGAATGAAGAGACTTTACCAGAAGTTTTATAACCTTGAAAATTGTATGAAAGGTATATTGTGAAAAAAATATGGAGAAAGACGAAATGACCCATAAATTTCTTTATAAGCAAGCAATTGTAGTTAGGGAAGATCTTAAAATGTCACCAGGAAAACTGGCGGTCCAAGTAGCTCATGCAAGCGTGGGGGCAATATACGGTTCAAATCTTCTTGCCCCCAATCTAGAGAACTGGTTTGCCGAAGGATTTAGAAAAATCGTCCTTAAAGTTAAATCTGAAAAAGATATTCTAAATATCAAAGAAAAGTGTAATAAAGAAGGAATACCTTATTTTCTGGTTTACGATTTTGGACTTACAGAGCTGGAACCTAATGCTTTAACCTGTATAGGAATTGGACCAGATCTTAACGAGAACATAGATAAAATTACAGGGAGATTGGGGTTGTATAAATGACTAAAATCTATTTAGCCTCTTCTTGGAAAAATAAAAAAGCTGTAGACCGTGTAGCAAAAGAATTATCTAATCTTGGTTATGAAGTAGATAATTTTACCGATCCATCTAATGGAAGATTTGTTTTCTCTTGGACGGAATTGCCACAAGAAATTCTTCAAAATTTAAATGCGAAAACATTTTTAAAAGATTGGAGAACTCAAAAAGCTTTTAAACAAGATAAAGAGAAGATTGATTGGGCTGATGCCGTAGTAATGATAATGCCCTGCGGAAGATCTTCTCATTTAGAACTTGGATATGCCGCGGGAAAGGGAAAGAAAACCATAATATATTATCCTAACGGATTCATTAATGGAGAGTTTGAAACTATGTATGGATTTGCAGATGTAATAACAAGTTGCATAGAAGATGTTTGGATGGAACTAGCATGACTAAATATCATATTTCTTATGTAAGCTATCTTTTACGTTTAACAATTTATGACGACATTATTGATATTCACCCCCTTATTTGGAGATCTAAAAACTTAGATGATGTTTTAATTGCTTGGAGCGAAATTCCAGAAGAAATTGAAAATCAGGTGGAAGAGATCGAAAAAGAGAGGATACGGTTAATCAAAGAGAGAACAACCAGACAACTAGAAGATTTAAAAGAAAGATTGAAAAGGCCTAGGAGATAACCTATGTACTACATTAATACTACTTACGCAGCTCGTTTAAGGGCGCAAGAAGAATTCAAGTGTGAAGAATGTGGGAACTGTTGCACTCAATGTGCTCCCATAGATGTCACAATGGAGGATCTTAAAAGAATTGCAGACTACTTTGGTAAGTCGTTAAAAGTTGCAGCAAAAAGACATTGTAGAATCAATCCCGCAAATGGTTCACTAATTATTAAGCACGATAGACCTTGTAAGTTTTACGATCTTAAAAACAAGAAATGCAAGATTTATGAGGCCCGTCCAGAAGTTTGTAGGCTTCATCCGTTCCTCAGTTCAGAACCAATTGAGAGTAGAACGTTCACGGTTCCAATCCACTGCGAAGCCGCTTGTAAAGTACACGATAGGATGAGAGAAAGGAGAGAGATATGAACCTACAATATAAAATCAGAAAATCTTTGTTAGAAAAGTCTCCTCAAACAATTCCGTCATTATGCAGAAACATCCCAGAGGCGACAAATGAGTTTGCTATAATGCACGCCATTGCGGAATTAGAACATATGGGCGACGTGATTCTTACCGGTTTCGATCGCATTTATCGCGAAGATGGTGGAGCGATTTATTTAGCAGAATATTCGATAAAGGAACAAACATGAACAACAATTGGCTACTTAGAGATCTTCCAGATTCATTTTTCATAAATGCTGGGAGGCACACAACTGAAGAGATTGATTCTTTATTTAAGGAAATTCCAGAAGAGTATAAGCTGTTGGCTTATAGTATAATTGTATTATCAGTAGAATCCACGCCAGAAATGAAACGATGTCAAGAGTTCAGACAACTCCTGTTCCTAGCATATAAAAAGCTACTAGAAGAAAACAAAATAGATCTCATGTTGCCCCACTATTGGTATGCAGATGGAGTTATGATTGAACCAGAGTTAATCATACGGGTTACAAATGGCATCATTAGATGGGTCTGCGACGATAGCGTAGAAAAATGTTTAATGGAAGGAGAATGTAGATATTTTAAAAGAATGGAGGATTAGAGACAATCATTTTTAAACCGTCTATAAATAAAATTATAGCCTCCGAAAAGTTTATATAGTATTAAACCTTTATTGAATAATATGTCTGATATCTTATCTTTAAAAGAAAAAGAAAAAGAGAAAACAAGGAGAAAAGCTTACTATGAGGAAAACAAAGAAAAAATTAATGCTCAAAAAAGAGAACGAAGGAGGAGAAATCACGAAGAGGAATTAAGGAAACAAAGAGAATATAGAGAGAAAAACCGAGAAAGGTACAATGAATTGGCTAGGAACCAATATTGGAAAAATCCAGAAGAAAACAGAAAACGCGCACTCGATTATGTAAACAAAAATCGTGAAACAATAAATAAACGTAATAGAGAAAAATACGCAGATAATCCCGAACAATACATAGCAAAAACAAAAGAATATTACAAAAATAATAAAGAGAAAGTCGATCAAAAGGCTAAAGAACGCTATTGGGAAAACCCACACGTTTTCAGAAAAAGATCTAAAAAATATCGCGAGGAAAATAAAGAAGAGATTATCGCAAAAGACAGGATTTACAAAAAAGAAAATAAAGAGGTCCTCAAAAGAAAACAATATGAAAAATACTGGATCACAACAAAATATGAAGGACAAAGGAAACAAGAAATTTTATTCAATAAAATTCTATCTATTTTAGGAGACTCGTGCGCAGAATGCGGAATAAAAGACCGAGATGTTCTTACCATAGATCATATTAAAAACAACGGAAAACAAGAACGTAAAATTCTCGGAAAAGGAAGAAGTCGTTTAATGGCACGCCTCGAAAAATTAGGTTGGCCCGAAGAATACATTAAAGAAAATTATCAAATTTTATGTTATAACCACAACTGCGCCAAAGAATCAAGAAATTATTTTGACAAGCCCGAAAAAGATCTTGATCGATATCAAAGAAGATATGTTCGAATTTGGAAAGAAGCTTTTAATTTTTTTGGACCGTGTGAAAGATGTGGCGAGTCTAACCTGAAATTTTTATGTATAGACCACAAGAATGGAGATGCTAAAAAAGACAGAAAAATCAGAACAAGAAGAAGCGGAATAAAATTGATTGATATATTTAGAAAAAATAATTGGCCAAAGTCCTTAAAGAAGGAATATAGATTTCTTTGTTGGAATTGTAATACAAAAGTCTATTTAGAAAAATTAAGAGCTGAAGAGGGGATAAAATATTATTTTCATTGCTTATTTACCTCGCTACCACATCAGCCATAGCTTGGATGGGATCATCTCCATCTGCGACTTTATCTAACACTTTGGAAACCGCGGAGTCTACTTTGGGTTGGACCTTTTGTCCTAAATCCTCTTCTGACTCAAAATTTTCTTGGAGCCGGATTCCAATTACACTGCTGTTAATCCAGTTCCTGTACTCTTGTTGGCTAATATCTCCGCTCCCTCTGGCTGCGATCATGATTTTTAATTCGTTTTGAGTATCTTTTGGTTCAATCGGGGCTGGGATCAGAGAATAACGATATCCCTTCTTTTTGAATCCGTTAATATCCAACCAGTTATTTCCCAATTTGCTGGCTTCTCTACAGAATTTTAACCTACCAGACTGAATATAAGCAAAGAAAGTTGACATTTTTGCGCTGGCCGAGCTATTATCGAGTAGCGCCGACTTACCCTCCCCTCCGTCTGAAAGCGCAGAAATCGGAAAAACTATCTTATAGAGTTCTCGCGTAGCGAAATTATAGAACGAAAGTATATCTTGCCGATCGTAATAATGAGGACGATTCAAGCTCATATTGGGCGGAATAGGTGTATTCTCAATAGAATTATTCCCTTCTAGTATATTTTTTGCAATATCTGACGTTCCAGGCAAGTTTTCGTCTGTTATAACTAAATCTTTAGGATTGATTTGTTCGTTCATTACAACATAAATCAAATCAAAGCTGTAAGCAGCTAGATCGATATATGGCAAAAGGTATTCTAATATGCTTTCATCTATGAATCTAGATCCCAATGGAGATAAAGAAAATACTTGATTTTTATCCAAACTGACTATTTTTCCAGATTTAGTCCCAGAATTTATAGTTTGATCAAAATTAAGGGTTCCTTCATTATCGTAATACATACCCTTCCAGCGAAGGGCCGTGCTAATTATTTTATCATTTTTAGGTCGTATGAACGAATCATACGGCCTTCTCTGCATAGCAGTATAATTTACGTATCCAGAGTTGGAATCTTTTCCCCAAGCAAGTTCAGCAACCCCGCGACCGCCTCTAAACCCGTCAGAATCTGCAACCTGAGCCCAAGAAAAGAAATCGATATCTTCTAAATTTTCGGCAATATCATAACTCATTTCTACGTCTACTTTTCCTTTTGGGTCGTAGACATTATGATAAAATGGTTTAGAGAATTTTAATTGTGTGTCGGTTCCAGACAAAGCTTGAACCAGCGGGTTCATGGCGGCAAGTATTAAATCCTTGTTAGA